AAATCTAGGAACTACTGTTGATATATTTATATTAATTACTGAGAATGATGGAACTGTAACTCGTTTTGATAAAAATACAAGTAGTGAGACAATTTCTTTTCAGGGCGGTCTTTTTGGGATTATACCTATGAGTCGATCTACATTTACCATCAGTGGTAAATCAAGAAACGCATATAGCAGGGATTTTTTAATAACAATCAAAGATAATATGTCTTTCCCTATCCAAGTAACGGTTGGAAGAGCTTCTGGTGACACTGATAATGAAAGGATAACAGATACTTTTTCATGGTCATCATTTACAAAAATAATAGATGAACAAAGACCTTACCCAGATATAGCTCATACTTATTTACGTTTTGATGCCGAACAATTTCCAAGTATTCCAGATCGTATGTATCGGATTCGTGGAGTTAAGGTTAAAATCCCACACAATGCAACTGTAGACCAGACAAATGGAAGATTAACTTACAGTGGCACATTCAATGGAACGCTTACTACAACAAAGCATTGGTGTTCCGATCCAGCTTGGATTTTATTTAACTTATTAACAGAATCCCGCTTCGGGTTAGGAGATCATATAACAGAATCGCAATTAGATAAATTTGCTTTTTATAGTGCATCTGTCTATTCTTCTGAATTAGTTGATGATGGAGATGGAGGGCAAGAACCTAGATTTAGCTGCAATGTAGTTCTTCGGCAAAGAGGAGATGCTTTCAAAACAGTTATGTCTCTAAGTTCTGTAATGAGAGGTATGACATTTTGGAGTGCAGGATCTCTGACACTAACTCAAGATAGACCTACAGATGCCAGTTATTTATTTAATCTGTCAAATGTAACTGCTGAAGGGTTTGTATATTCTGGAACGAGCTTAAAAACAAGATCTACTGTTGTATCTGTGTCTTATTTTGACATGGATAATCAGGAATTAAACTTTGAAACAGTTGAAGATACTGCTGCTAAAAATAAATACGGAATTATTCATAAAAAAGTTACAGGTTTTGCCTGTTCTTCAAGAAATCAAGCTAGAAGATTAGGAAGATTTATTCTTTTTGAAGAGCAAAATTCTTCAGAAACCATTAGCTTTGCCACTGGATTAGCAGAAGGAGTAATAGTTAGACCAGGACAGGTTATTGAAGTAAGTGATCCAGTAAGAGCAGGACTTAGAAGAGGAGGCAGAATAAAATCTGCAACCACTACATCTGTGACAGTAGATGATACTGCTGCAACTGACTTGGACATAACAAACAATCCTACATTAAGTGTAGTGATGCCAGATGGATCGGTTGAGACTAAAGGTGTTGTCTCAAAAAGCGGTGCTACTTTATTTGTAAATGTAGCTTTTACCAGTGCTCCGAATTCAAATAGCGTTTGGATCTTACAAAACACAACTTTACAGACTACACAATGGAGAGTTGTTGGGATTACTGAAGATAAAGATAGTTATGCAGTAACGGCAACAGCTTATAACGCAGGAAAATATGCTTTTATCGAAGATGGTTCTCCGTTACCTGTTCGTAATATTACTGTTTTAAATGAACTTGTTGATGCCCCAGGGGGTGAAATTGTTGAGGAAGAATTTTTTACAGATGGTGCGACAGCAAGAACTAGATTAAATATAAGTTTTAATCCTGTCCCAAGAGCTGTAGAGTACGAATTGAGGTATAGATTAGATAGTGGTAATTTTATAACTCTTAAATCAAGAAGTACTGATTTTGAAATCCTAGATTCATTGCAAGGTATATACGAGTTTGAATTATCCAGTTTAAACTCTTCGTTTGAACCTTCCGCACAACCTACAACTTTTTCATTTACTGCTTTTGGTAAAACTGCTATTCCAGGAGATGTAACTGGCCTAACAGCAGAACCTATTAGTGATAAATTAGTAAGACTTCGTTGGAATTTATCTACAGATTTAGATGTAACTCATGGTGGTCTTGTTTATGTTAGACACTCTACAAAAACAGATGGAACGGGTACATTTTCCAATGCCACTGATCTTATTCAGGCTTTAGCTGGTAATACGACAACTGCGGAAGTCCCTTACTTAGAAGGAGAATATATTCTTAAATTCCAAGATGATGGAGGTAGGTTCAGTGCTGGCGAAGCCAGTGTTGTAATAGATCTACCTGATACAAATAATCTTGCACCTTTGATTGCCCTAACTAGAAGAGAAGATTTAGACGTTCCAAAGTTTCAGGGGACAAAAACTGATGTAGCCTTTGATGCTACAACTAACTCTTTGAACTTAGCGGGTGTTGGTCAATTTGATGCTATAACTGATTTAGATGCGGTAGCTTCTTTAGATGATGTTGGAGGTATTTCTCCATTAGGTACATACGAGTTTGGAGGTTCTCCAGGAACATCTTTCTTGGATTTAGGTGGTGTATTTAGTCTTGATTTAAAACGTCATTTTTTAACAGAAGCATTTTTCCCATCAGACCAATTTGATTCAATTACAGATATAGATGCCAGAGTTGATTTCGATGGCCTAACAGCAACTAAAGTTAATGCAGAAATGTTAGTAGCGGTAACTCAAGATAACCCTGCTTCTGGATCTCCTACTTATACAGGTTTTCAAACCTTTGCAAATGGAACATACAAAGGAAGAGGTTTTAAATTCAAAGTAAACTTAACAAGTAATGATCCTGATCAAGATATAAAGGTATTACAACTAGGTTATACAGCATCGTTCCAAAGAAGAACTGAACAAAGCACAACTACTATTGCTTCTGGAGCAGGAGCTAAAGCTGTGACATTTACGGATTCTTTCTTTACGGGAACTTCTGCTATTGGTGGAGTAAATTCAAATTTACCTTCTATTGGTATAACTGCACAGAACATGGCTTCTGGAGATTTCTTTGAATTATCGAATATTAGCGGTACTGGATTTACTGTTCACTTTAAAAACTCATCAAATGCTTCGGTTGATAGGAATTTCACTTATCAAGCTGTCGGATTTGGC